AAAGGCAGGTCAGAAAGCAGCATTGGATTATTTTTGTCCAAAATCAATGGCAAAGTACATTTTAGACAACCTGCCCGACAATCAAAATAAATAGAGTAGACAGGAGGTATGCCTTTAAAGAGCATAATGAAACCAACAATTGCTGGTATCAGTATTTTGGTAATTTTAATCGGCATTTATGTCTACATGTATTTAACCTTGCCAAATCTGAAGGAGCACTTTGCGAACCAAAGTAAAGCCGAAAAGGAAATGCTGAAGCAGCACGATGAACTCAAAAATACCTATAAGAAGAACCGGTTTGAGGTCCAGGAATTAAATTATGAGCTTAAAAGGCTAAAGCGTGAACTGCAACTGAATGAGAAAAACAAAAATAAGGACATATACAATAATTCGCTTCTAGAATACGACGTTGAAAAAGCAAACGCCTCTTATAATTTGGTCAAAATGGGATTAGAATCAGTTCGGTCTTACTATGCTAATTTACAAAAGGAGTATTTACGCGTTGGCAAAGAATTATCAACGCTCAAGGAACAATATGCTCTAGATAAGGAGAAGTGCTCCTTAGTTGACACAAGCGTTCTTAAACTAACAAGAGACCATGAAACAGTAGTCAAGGAGCGCCATACAACAACAATCCAAATCGAAGAGCTCAAGAAACAGCTAGACTTAATGGTTGCCAAAAAGGACCCATTGGCAACGACGCTGACACAAGTATTAAAAGAGCGCCAAGATTCTAGAACTGCTCTAGACAAGAAACTGTCAGAAACGTCACAGAAAATGAAGCAAGGCTTGGCAAAAGCTGAGGAACTTAATAAGAAATTAAGTAAGGATAAAGATGCATTGGAAAAGGTAAAAAAGCAGCACGATGTTGCTGAACGACAGCTTGTTCAGATTGAGGCAAAAATTAAGGAGGAGTCCAAGAGCAAAAAGGAGCGCACTACGGAACTTGACCAGGTCAAACAATCCATCACTATTCGCGAAAAAATCAATAACGACCTTCAAAAGGATGTGGACAGCGTTCGCGCCAAGTACAATAAAGTTATAGGTGCAAATACAACATTAACTAATAAAATCAATAAGCAGCGTGAAGAAAACCTCAAAGACTCTGCTGAAATTAAGAAATTACAGGATGCTATTGCTGCAATGAAAGCCAAACAGCTGCAAGAGGCTGCAGCGTTGAAGCAGCAAATGAAAGCACCTTGTTCCAAGCCAGTATCATACTTGCCATTGACCGTAAATTCAAAGGATATGGGCTCAAACCCTCAATCAGCAGTAGCTCTGGGTAATGTACAGTTTACAACTGTTGCAGGACGAAAGTGCGCCTATTTCAACAACAGAATGGACACCTACATAAAGCTCCCGAATACCGTTAAAAGCACATTTACCGTTTCCTTCTGGTTTTTGCTAAAATCACGCGGCTATTATACTATGGTCAGTCTAACCGACCCAACGCTTAACGACCCTCTTATCCAGTTCGATTTGGACCTACCAGGTAAATTAGCAGGACCATATTTGGGCTTACCAAATCGTTGGACAGGTACAAGTTCAAAGACGCGTTTAGAATTGAATAGCTGGCATCATGTGACCCTAGTTGTCAATGGCTCCAGAGCAACATCATACATTAATGGTGAAAAGGAGGGCGAAGCCAGTGGCTCCAGCCCTATGCCTAATCGCCCTTTCTGGATAATTGGGCGCTCAGGTGACGGTGGCAGAGCGGCAGATGTGTGCGTTGCGCATTTTTCTGTATGGGACCGTAATTTAATGGAGTCGGAAATTCAGAGCTACTTCAAGGAAACAGCTGGTAATAACTTACCCGATGAATGTCCCAAGGTCAGCACGATTAACATTATTGAAGCCTCTTACGGTAAGAACTGTAACGCATCCTTAAAAGGTAACAGAACGCCTTTATTCAAAGGGCTTGCTGACGGTAAGTCGTCATTAGAATACACATATAATTATACACGGACAGGCGGTGACCCGGCTGGTGGTTGTGGTAAGACGCTTGATATTGTTTACACTTGTGGCAGCGGCGGTGAAAAGACGTTTAGAGCTCCAGCAGAAGCAGGCTTGGACTCACGTGTTGTTCTCAAATGCTAAGCACCCGACATTATGCAGAAGGCTACTAATAAAAATTAAGCAGTGTAAAAACAACAGCGCTTAATTTGACGGCGATTTTACAGTTCTTAAAATCTTTCAAATAGTTAAGGGAGAAATGCTTCTCAGTAAATTCCAATCTTCGATTGGGCTGATATTCATAAGCGGCATTGTTCTTATCATTTTGACATACTTCATTATCAACCCGCAAAAGAAGGTGGAGGGCTTTAAAGGCGGCTACATAATTTCTGAAGACGAACTGCATAAGCAAAATATAGCAGCGGAGAAAAAGCGACACTCAAAAGTCAAGGGTAAAGTACATTTATCGACGCAAAAAATTAAAGCAGACCTACACAACCTTATTAGAAACGACCCAACGTTAATAGATGAGGTAGGTCAAGTTATTAGTGATTCAACAATATCCAAAGAAATAGATAAAACTCTCAAAAGTAAGCCAGTGTTAAATAGAGTTAGTGAAGTAATTTCAACCCCTAAAATTACACAGCAAATATCTGATATAATTAACAATAACGCCGAATTCAAAAAAATCAACAGAGCTGTAAATGAGATTAAGGCTACCAAGAAAGATATTAGGCGCGACATGCTCAAGGTTCAAAGTGATATTAAAAAAGAGGTCAAGAAGGACATGCAAAATGCGCAGAAAAAGATGGAAAACAAGGTCAAGACCGCAGTAACTAAAATAGCGGACCAGCGCCAAACTGACATTAAGAAAGATATTCCTAAAGAAACTCCATACGATAGAATATTACGCGCTCATAATAAGTTATCTGACAAGAACAACATGATGCTTGAGAAAAAGCGCAAAGATTTAGAGGAAATTAAGTCTATTAGAAAGCAAATAGAAAAAGTTGGCGAAACCCAGCAACTGAATCAAAAAGAGGCGTCAAAGCTGGAAGTTGAAATCGAAAAGGTCCAGAAGGCACACACAAGAGCAGAAAAGGACCTGAAGGAGCAAATAAATCTATTCAAGGACTTGGTCAAGCGCAATTTAGCAACGTATAATAATTTGGGCGAACTTACGGCAAATGTCAAGCGTTCTAAGAACATTTGTGATAAGCAAACATCAGAAGTGAATCGGCTGAAAGTTCGTATAGAGAGTGTGGAATCTGAGAAGCGCTCGGCAGAAGATAATTTGACAAATTTAAATTCTCAGCTAAAGGCGGCAAACGCAAATGAATCAATGACTAAAGTTCTTAAGGGTCAGATTGAACAGTTGGAGAAGCAAAAAGCGCAAATTGAAAAGGACCAGACAGCCCTTAATGAAGACCTGCAAACAGCTATGAAAAAAGAGGCGGCAATGCAAGCGGATATACAATCAAAGGAGTCAAACATTAAACTATTGACACAGGAGAATCTCAAGATGGAAAAACAAATCGCCGATGCTACAGCCAAAAACAAGTTGGAAAAAGACGCAGTTATTTCCTTGAAAAAGGATATTGATGAGGCGAAAAATCGTCTTGCGGTCAGAAACAGCACAAACGCTCTTTTGGACAATGAACTCCGCAACCTTAGAAAGCAATATGATGTACTCAGTAATAAGGAAACACAAGAGGAAAAGCAGCTAAAAGAGCTTGAAAAGGACAGTTCAAGAAACAAACAGACAATTAATGAACTACAAATAACAATGAAACTCTTGCAAACGCGCCCTAAGAACTTTCCTATAGCTAACTGGGATTTTACAAAGAGCTCATTAAAAGACATGTATAACAAGTTCCAGTCTGAAACGGTTGGCAACGTGCCTTTTGTGAACTTTGATGGCAAGACATGTGCGCACTTCAAAGACCAAAATCACATCAAAATAACAGGCAGCATAAATACAAATGATTTCAAGTCTATAACAATGATGTTAAATACACGTAGCAATCCTGGACCATATCCACGCATTTGGGAGTTCACTAATTCACCATTAGGCGGTAGTTGGTGCGCAGACTCAATGTTCGGCGTCTTAAATCCTGCAAACGCTATTGGCTTTTACTCTATGAAGAACTGTGGTGGTCCACAGATATGGTCCAATACGGGAAATATGCCAAAAGCCTCATGGCAACATCTAGCCTTTGTTTACAACACATCAATGACTGAAATGACGCTATACGTGAATGGAAAAAAAGGCGGACACTGGAGTGACCCAACAAACAAAACCTTTCAAAATAAGACATACACAAATATGTACATTATGCAGTGTATTGAGCGCTTCAATAAGGACGCGGGCGTGGCATGGTTCCGCATATTTGATTACGTACTTGATAAAGAAAACATCCGAAAGGATATGAATAATGAGTGGACAACATGAAGGCAGTGAAGGCAGTGAAGGCAGTGAAGGCAGTGAAGGCAGTGAAGGCAGTGAAGGCAGTGAAGGCAGTGAAGACCAAGCAATAAAAGGTTATTTTATATAGCATTAAATAACCTTTTAGAACTTGTATTTCGGTACAGGCAACATCGTTTATGGCTTAGCAAGTCGCAGACCAACGCTTGCACTAGTCACGCAAAGCAGCAGACGCACCTTGTACGGCAGCGCAACAACAAGCAGCGGCACATTGACGCTAACATTCAGTCCATCCACGTATTTTACAGGAGGTGTTCCGACAGTTACCGCGACTATAACAGGGTCTACGGCAGGCTTCATTACAGTCAATACAATTACTGCGACCAGCTTTATTGTCAATACCTTCAATACAGCGGGTACATTGACTAACTTCACGTTCAACTGGATTGCGACCCTTTAAACAAAATAATTTCGCAAAATTAATAAATGCACGCGCTGTGCTTAATTTGCATTAAACCTAATTTAATTTGGCTTGAATTTCTAGCTAAATTAAAAAACTACAGCGTCTTTGTTGTTTGTGATGATAACAGCACTGACTATCAAACGAAATATAAGAATTATAGCAACATAATTTTCATCCAAATTCAAAACGTAATTTGCCAAGATGCTGGGTTCACAAATATGAATTATTTGATGAAGAAGCCCGTAACTGGCTGGGAAAAGGCGACTTACTATTTCGCAAATAATACAACCCACAGTAAGGTCTGGTTTATTGAAGATGATGTGTACTTTTACGATGAATCTACGCTCACCGAAATTGACAGAAAATTCCCTGAAAGCGACCTATTAACAAACCGATGTTTTATAAAAGGGGAAGAAGCATGGATTCATTGGCAACAAACAACTATAAAATTAGAAGAGCCACATTATAAGGCAATGGTTTGCGCCTGTCGCTTATCTAGGTCCCTTCTCACCTTAATTAAGAGCTACGCACAAAAACACAAGTCCCTGTTCTTCTTAGAAGCCCTTTTTCCAACATTAGCTAAGCAAAATAATTTAATTTATGACACGCCGCCCGAATTTGGACCTATCCAATATAATGACCCTATCAAACAAACAGATAAGACACAGTTGTATCACCCCGTTAAAGATATGGTTAAGCAGCAGAAGTTTAGATGCGCAGATACAGTGAATCCGTGACTGCAATATCACGCAGCAAACCGCTCTTGACTGCTGTCATCAGCGTAACCATCTCCGTGTCCTCACAGTAGGTTGCCAAATTAATCCACTCATCCGCAATATTAGCAATGCGAAGAACAACGCGCATCAGGTTTCCCTCATAGATACCGTAGTCGGCACAAAGCTGACCAGAAGACTCACCGTTGAGCCAGCGCCACACAGGCTCAACGCAGCCCAGGCTCAGTGCCCAGTAGTTATCATAGGGTATGCCTAGTGACTCCTCCATGGACTGGAACTTGGCTGCCAGCCCATCTACAGTCCTTAGAATGTCTGTAATTTCCGTAGGCACATTCAGGTCAGACAGCTGCGTCGGCTGCTCCTCACCAAACTTCTCATTGATAAAGCTGCTAAGCACAGTCAGAATTACCTCTGCGCTGCAGTCCTTCAACAGTCCCTGTGCATACATTTCCGCCGTCAGCAGTGAATGAGACTCATTCACCTCTGTAGCCAGGATGCCACGCAGTGTCAGATTGTCCTTAGTGACACTATCCAGGTCAGTCACATCCTTCATAAAGCCCGCCTTGATAAGGAAGTGAACGCGCGGCTCAACCATGGAATCAACAGAACTCAAAGACTCAACATCCAGCTTCTTTGATGCAATGCTCTTTGAAAGGCGGTCAAGAAGCGGCACCAGCTTATAGCCCGCATCCCACTTTGGACCTAGATGCTTGTTCTTCCAGCTGTCTAGAGCGCGCTGCGCCTCCTTCCGCGCCGCATTCTGAGCCACCTTATTGACCCCCTCCAAGCGATAGCGCTCCTGCAGGTCCGCAAACTCAGCGTCAGTAAGTGTAGAGCGCTGCTTCTCATAGTCCGCCTCCATAATAACAAGCTCCTTCTTGACAATGTCTGTAGTAATGCGCCGCTGCTCAAACCAGTAAGAGTCCTTCAGGATGCTGAGCCACTTCAGGGACCCTGACTGCAAGGTCTTAAGCAGAAAGTCGTAGTGAAAGTCCATCTTAGAACTAATAGCCCGTGTGGAGCCCTTCATCATTGCCTTACACTCCTCCAGGTAAATAGGGTGGCGCTGCGGCAAGTAAATCACCGTACCAACCTTGTCCTTGCCGCGGCGACCAGCGCGCCCCGCCATCTGAAGGTACTCATCCGTGTGCAGGCACCGCTGTCCGCCCGTCTTATCATCGTACTTCATCAGGTCAAGGAAGACAGCCGTCTTAGTGGGCATGTTGATGCCAACCGCAAAGGTCTCCGTGCAGAACATTACCTTGATAAGACCGCGCCCAAACAGAATCTCTACAATCTCCTTCATGAGCGGCAGCAGACCAGAGTGATGATAGGCAATGCCGCGTACCAACAGGTCAAACAGCTCATGGTACTGCTTAGACGCAGATACGGCTGCGTACCGGTGCAGGTGAAACTCAATAATATGACGAATTGCAGCGCTGTCGCTGCTGTCAATAAGTGAGCCCTCAACCTTCTTGGCATATTTCTCACAGTCCTTGCGACTGAACACAAAGAACAGGGCGGGCAATAAATCCTTCTCTGCTAGCATATTGATAGTGGCATTCATTGTATGGAGGAAAGAGTGAACAACCGCCTTTCCCTTGATAGAGCCCTCCGTGCCGCCAGCACGCTCCGCCTTGACCTTGTCCTTGAAGGCTGCTGCCGCATCAGCAAGCCCCTCCCTGTTTCTTAGCCAGCCATTGTAAGCCGCAGCATCGTAGTTGTCCTTGGCGTCCATAATGCAGCACAGCTCACCGCCCTGAATAACGTAGTGTGTTAGTGGCACCACACGATAAGCAGTAGAAATAAGAACGCAGGTCCGTTGCTTTAGGGCGCCAATCCAGTTGGCAAACGCCTCAGGAGCAGCCAGCGTCGCCGACAATAGAATCAGCTGCACTGATGGAGGCAGCAGAATCAGCGTCTCCTCCCAGACCTTACCACGCTCAGCATTGTTAATGTAGTGCACCTCATCGAACACAACCGCGCCCAGGTCGTCGCAGCTAATGTTAGATGACAGACCTAGTGCAGCCGTCGAACTATTGCGCTTGTACAGCATATTGCGCAGAATCTCTGTAGTCATTACAACAATCTGCGCATCAGGCTTGAACTTAATGTCGCCGGTCAAGATGCCGACGGATGGAAACATCGCCTTAAGGTCGTGAAACTTCTGATTCGAAAGGGACTTGATGGGTGTAGTATAGAATACGCGCTTGCCCTGAGCCAATGAATAGTGAATCTGGTACTCACCAACAAGAGTCTTACCAGACCCTGTCTTGGCAGTTACCAGCACATTCTCACCCTTGTGAATCGCTGCAACAGCATGCTCCTGGAAGGGGTCCAGCGGATAGGGATAAGTGTATGCCAGCTGCTCAGGAGTATCCGTGCACTTCGTATTAGGGTCAATCACTTTGAGATAAGACGTCATTTCGGTCTTTTTGACTAAAAAATAGTCACAGCCATGGTTTCATTTTTTCATAAGCGCCATTAAATATCCTTAATATTAATCTCCTCTTCCTCAATAGTATTTTTCTTACCCGCTGCAATAACCTCACTACGGTCAAACAAGTCCTCTGTTGGCTCCTCCTCACCGGCGGACATGAACAGGCGTGGGTTAATGCGTGTCTTACGAATTAGCGCAACCTGGCGGTCATCAAACAGACCTACAATGTCTGATGTTCCATCCGCATCACCACCTCCACCAAGACCAGTTTCATCATCAGAAGACGACTCCGCCTCCCGCAGTGAAACCACAACAATCCCATCCACGTCAATAAAGACCTGCCCTTTCTTTCGCAGCAGACCCCTAATCTTGCATTGGCGTGACTTGCCATCGTGGCAATAAACCTCCATGCGCCCATGACCAAACCGACGTACAATGCGCCCTACAAGCATATAGCGTAGCGCCTCCTTATCCGACTCAGAAAACAATGCATCAGCGCGTTTCTTGTCACCGGCAGCAAGGGCATCCTCTGCCCTTTCCTTACGTGTCCACAGGTCTAGCATCTCATCGGCAGCCTCTCTGGAGGCGCGCGCCCTAAACCCCTCAGAGCCAGTCTTAAACTTCTTGAAATTTTTACCTCCTGTCGTATTTCGTGGCATTGTTTTTGCTTTCTTTTTAACCCGTAAAAATAGACTTAAAACTTTCAAATTTTTATCAAAAAATGCTCAAATCAGCTGTTTTATTCGTCATAATCACACACTGGACATAGCATACAGTCTACAGAAAGAACGACTGGCTTTATAGGATTCTCAAAGGTGCACCTGATGCAGTAGTTATTTTTCTTACATAAGTCGCGAAGTTGCGTCGAATGATTTACACAAATGGCAAACCTAACATCAGAAGAAGTACCGCCATTGCAATTGGGGTAAAGGCATAGCTTCTTCTTGCTGCTGCTCATGACTGTGTATTTTCACATTAAAATAAACTCCAAGCATCTATTCATTTTTTCAGGAAGCGACTTAATCATAACGTCACATAAAACAATAGTTATATGAACATTTGTCAAGAGCCCCTACTAATTTACTCCCTTTTTGTCAGCGGCTTATTTACAGGCTTTACGCTATCAACCATTGTTTACCGTATCAAAGCCAGAAAGCAAAGCCCGTTGCCATAAAAATTTGATATACCTCATAATAGACAGGTAAAATTAAATGGACGATTTTCAGGTGATTAGGGCAAAACTAGCATCTATACATTTTGACAAACCAAATGATGTTTTGCCAAAAGATATTGCGGATAGAGCTAATACACTGATGCCGCCAAAGGAAAACGACGATGTAATTCAGCAGTTAACTGTTCAGACAACTAATTACGTCGACAATATTAAGACAACAAACATAGTAGTTGCAAAATTAAT